TTTGATATAAGTAACCGTAAGTGGGTTAAGGAAACTGAACGAAAAATTAGTTCACAGTTAGAGGCTGACAAGTTGGCAGCTAAAGAAGGTAGGAAACTTCAAACTGAGGGTAGTATCTTTGCCAGTTTTTCTGATGAGGGTGGCAATCCTTTGTATGGAAAAATAATGTCAGAAGAGGGTAACCGTTTAACTCTAATAGATGTAAGACGAGAACGATTAGATCGTGTTTTAGAATTGAATCAACGGGCGCAAGCAAAGATGGAACAAGCTAACCGTTTCAGAGGTTACGATCCTGAGACAGCGTTTCCTCAGGGGGCTACTGCTCCTGAACCTATGCAGGGTGCTTACGCTGGAAGAACTGATGATTATCCGAACATGTTGAAGAATGAGGCTGAGGCTTTAGATTTAGAATCTCAAGCTGCGGCTATGGAAGCTAAAATACAATTTGAATCAGATGAGTTTGGTGAAATTCTTGAACAAGACATGAACAAATTTATCGAGATGAACAATATTTTTGAAAGCATTTCAAAGAAACAACCTTGGCAAAACAATAATGAAGATCCTGTTGCTGCTTTAATAGCAGGTATTCAAGATGGCTTACTACCTTTCGGTCCCGTGTACGCTCCAAAAACTATTGGTGGTGAAAGCGGTGCTGAAGTTTTAGACATGATGCGTGGGTTGATGAACATAGGTGAACAAGAAGTTGGCAGTTTGTTTAAAGCATGGGATTCTTTACAAGGATATTTCAAAGCTCAAGCGATTGCACGACCTTCGTTCGTGCAACGCAACGGTTTCGGCGCAATGTTTATGAACCTTCTTGCAGGTATGGACCCTATGAACCATATTAGATATTGGCGAATGAGAGAAGCAGCTATTAAAGCAGGGTGGAAGGATGCTTTAGCTGAGGCTGGCGAAGTTTATCAAGGTGTCAAAAACGTTGATGGTTTAAGACAATTTCANAGAACTCGTCCGTTAGGTTTGAAGCAACGTGCAGCTCGGATAGGTGCAGAAAAATTAGCTAAACAAGGTAAGCGAGAGTTCAGGGATCTTGTAAGAGTTTACGATTCGGGTGCTATTGGTGCAGGTCAGGCTGCTTCTGAGGTTGCTCAGTCTTACCGTATGTCTGGTGCTACTACTTTAGATCAGTATGGTCGTCCTAGAAGATGGAACCCTGCTCGTCGTGACAACGTGTGGAACACTGCTGTTCGTGGTGGTAACGCTGAGATGGAAGAGTTTGTACGTGGTTCTTTAGCATACGATTCGATTGTTAATGGTATGAGCGAAATTGATACTGTTGCTAGGGTCAACAAGTTTCATTTCAATTACTCTAAAGAAAACATGACAGATTTTGAACGTCAATACATGAGCAGGGCGTATCCGTTTTACACTTGGATGAGAAACAGTGTTCCTTTGATGGCAACACAGCTTGTGCGTAACCCTCGTCCTTTTTTAAGGTACCTGACTTTGAAACGAAACATAGAGTTGGGTGTTGAAAAAGATAGGAACATGCCTGCTTGGTATGGCCAACGTTGGGGTATTGATCTTGGCGGTTTGATGGGTAACCCTAATCAGGGTGCTCGTGCGTTTGCTTTCCCTGATCTTCCTTTCATGGATCTTGTTGAAGCTACACAAGATCCGTTTAAGGGAATTAAGAGTGGGTTGAGTCCTATTATTAAAGCACCTATTGAATTGACTACTGGTGTGGAAATGTTCTCTGGTAGGAGTATTAAAGATGAGTATGTTAAACCTCCTGTTGCTTTTGATGTGCCTGGTTTGCTTGCCTTTTTGGAGAAGCTTCCTGGTAGTAAAGTAGCTAAGAACAGGCGTGGAGAGTATGGGATTAAAGAAAGCACTTTGCATGGGTTGGGAAGTTTTATTCCTTATCTGACTTTGTTGAGACGTATGATCCCTAGAGAGAAAAGGTATGAGGATAAAGCTTTGACTGCTTTCATTGGTGCTATTTCTCCTGTCGGGTATCGCACTCCTAAGACTGTTCAACGTGACAGAATGGGTGAACGGACTAGAAGAAAAATTGAGAGTCAAGAAGATAAAGCAAGAAACAAATCTTTGCAAAGGATCAGATGAAGTTTGTTACACGAGAAGAGTGGGGAGCTACAGCTCCTAAAAAACCTTGGACATGGATAACACCATCAAGGATAGAAGGAATAGTCATACATCACAGCGGTGTTGAAGGGGGACCCACAGGTAAAGACGCTGTTCGTGCCTTTGAGAGACACCACATGAACACTAGAGGCTGGTCTTCTATTGCTTACAACTGGCTTGTGGATGTGGATGGAACTATCTATGAGGGCAGAGCGCAAAGTTCTGTGGGTGGTGCCACTAAAGATTGGAACTTTAAAACTGAATCAATTTCGTACATCGGTTACGGTTTTGAACCGTTAACTTTGGAAGCCCAACAGGGTGTTAAAGAAGTTATCGAATATTTGCAACACAAATATGGGAACAGTTTGTGGATTAAAGGTCACAGAGATTTAGCTAACACCAGTTGCCCTGGTGATTGGTTGTACGACTGGGTTATGGCAGGCGCTAAAGAAGTAGCTGCTGCTGGTGGTGTCACTCAAGATGACACCAAACCTGTCGATTGGGAGGAACTTATCCGTTATCTACGCAACGTGGGTAAAGGATTAGCTAAGAAACCTTTGAAGCGTGGTTCTCGTGGCAAGAATGTTCTCGCCATACAGGATGCTTTGAAGAAAAGAGACATTGATCCTGGTCCTATTGATGGCATTTTTGGTTTCAAAACTAAGAAAGCTGTGCAAAAGTTCCAGTTAAATCAAGGGTTTCTTAAACCCAATGGTCGGGTTGATGAGCGTACATGGGACGCTCTGCTATTTAGGTAGGAGGTCATTTCGATGCCCAAAGGTAAAGGTTACGGACCTACGTTTGAAGAAACGTTTGGTTCTCAAGACAAGCAGCCGTACAACAGTACGTCTTCTTTCAACATGTGGGATATGTCGCAGAAAGCTAAGAAAGCTGCTGCGTATCTTCGTAAAACTAATTTAGGGAACGCCGCTCAGGGTGGTCGCCCTTTCGGAAAGTAGGTTAAGATGCCTCACAAATTAGATGGTACTACTCCTAGTTTGAAAGCTGAGAGTGTTGTCGTGTCGAGTGTTACTCGACCCACTGCTAATCTTGGTACGTTATCTGGTGACGCTATGTTGCGTATGGCTAACGGTATGCGAGCTAAGTTCGACGAGAACGATTAGTGGCTAGAAAAAGACCTAAACGTCCACGCTACTAATGCCTCTTAAATCAGGATCATCTCAACAGGTGATCAGTCACAACATAGGCGTGCTAATCAACGAGGGTAAACCTCGTGATCAAGCTGCTGCGATAGCCTATGATAAAGCAAACAGATCTAAAAAAGGAAAAAAATAATGTCCGCTGTAAGTTCAGGAAATTGGGGAGACAGACTAGAAAGAGCAGGGGCCACGTTCGTGCAGTCCTTTCTTTCAGTATTTATAATAGGAGATATGTCTACTGCTAAGACCGCACTCATAGGTGCTGGTGCTTCTGTATTGGCCATGGCGAAAGCTTGGGCTAAAGAGGTTTTAGATAAGCGAGCAGCCTGATGGCTGCCGCTGAGAATGATAACGATTGGGATCTATTCTTAGCGGAACACGCTGATGACATACAAACATCTATAACAGAAAACCTGGTTAAGAACGCTCACCTGTTCGACACGCATGACGGTAGTCATGCAGGCTGGTCTGATGGGGAGCTGGGTATTCTGATTGTTTTAACAGAGGAAGAGGTTGAAGCTTTAGCTTCAGAGGATTGGCGGCTCGAAGAAGGGTTCGCTAACCATCCTAGTAACAGAGAGTATTTCGGCAGGCTTATTCAAGACTTGGCGTTACGTGCTTTGGANGCTAAAGGACCTTACTAATCTCGTATCTTTCTGCGAGTTCAGGCATTTCTCTTAACAATATTTGGGCAAACATTGCTGCTACTGCGTCACGTCTACGTGCCACAGTTGTTTTTGGTATGCCCGTAAGACCTTCTACTTGACGCAATGACATACCCTCCCCGTATACCATCACCAGTACATCACGGTAATCTTCGGGTAGTTCCTCTAATGCTTTCTGCACGACGAAAGAAAAATCGGATTGGGTTTGAATTTCTTCAGCCGTTGGTAACGGATTTTCGTTCGGGGGTGTTTGCATCAACGCCGCTAGAGAGTTTGACGGGAGGTTCGACATGGAAAGTCCTAACATACGAACAAGAAAAGTGGCGCTCATCGCCGTGGATTCCACGATCCACGAGTCCGATGGTACCGATACAACTTTCTGCATTCAAGAACCTAACGTCGTCCATACCTCCTCTGCTTTAATAGCATAGTACTCTTTCCCCTCTGGGAAGGTGCGGATCTCTGCACGATCTATGAAAGGTCGCAGCTTCTTAATAGGAAACATGAGCTGTCTTTCGTAAAAAGAGTCGTATAAAAAAAGTTGAACGGGCATCAGGTTACGATCCCACCAGAGGAGAGCCTGCCATTTGTCTGGTTTCATGTGGATGATTTGTTTCTTCCCGAACCCTTGTACTTCAACCAGGTTGTTTGAAGTTAAATAATCGGGGGTGTATCTGATACGAGGAGGTAACTTCCACATCGCTAATGGTGGTCTGTTCAAACCATAACGTACAAAGTTGTGTTCCGACCATTCCTCAAATTTTCCTTCCGCTAAATCACCCATCTCATAAAATCTTTTATTGAAGGAACGATCAGAAAAGGTCATAGTTTGGTGGCCTCAATGTGGTGGACTTGGTTGTCGTCAGGGTAAGCGATACCATTCAAACCATCTAACGTTGCTTTAATAGCGTTATCTAAATCGAAACGCAATTTCGATTTATCACAAGACAACTCTTCTATCTCTATGCACTGATGTTCAGTGGTGTACGTGATCCTCATAAGTACTGGTCCTTCAAACATCGGACCGTCATATGCTTCAGCTATCTTCGCTTCATATTCGAGAGTGTCTTTGGGTGTGTAGACCCGCCCTCTTCTTGTCATTCGAGGGCGACCCTTTGGTTTGGGTCTACCCTTAACGGTAAATGCGTGTTCTTGAGGCGACATCATCCTGCGCTTTCATAGCTAGGTTGCGTAGCTGGGGTACCTGATCGTGGCGTGGTTTCCCGTTCTGCCAAAACTTGTGTGTGAATCTGTTATCCATGTCTTCTAAACAACCTACCACCATATTCATGTCGTGTCCGTCACGGAAAGCTAGACACGCCCAACTGTACAGCCAGCCGTGTCTCCCTCTTCCTCTCCCTTGGTTCTCCGTGTAGGCACCTGCGGGTGGACCGTTCTCGTATTGTTTCTTCAAAGCACCACTCATCTTAGACGGTGCGGCTTTGTAAACGGGGTTTGGTATGTGAGGTTTAGGTTCTGTTTTCAGCAACGCTGACGCTTTGATGTCTGCGATCTTCGCACGTTTACCGTTTGCTTCTTGAAGGAAGTCTTCCAAAGGGAGTGGTTCTCCTTGTTCGTTAACAACCACCTGACGATCAACTCTTGCACGTTTACCATGATACGGTAAACGAACAAAGTTTCCTGGCGGTCCTGTTAACCATTCGCTTTTAGGGAACGGTGAGTCTGTTGGTACTCCTGCCATTTCTTCTGCTGCTAACAGGCATCTTCTCATGTCTGTTGTTGAACACCATGTGTCAGCAAACACCCATATGTGCGCCCCGCCTGATCGTGTACGTTCAACCCATGATGGTATTGATTGCACTTGAAGGATGTTGTGTATGGAGAAAGCGTATTCCATTACTTCATCTTCTGTGCCTTGGCCTGTGTGTGCGTCTGATTTTGCATCAATGTCGATGCAACCCCATGAGCAAACCCACAGTTCTTTACGCATATCAGGGTAAGGTGCGAACGATTTTACCGTTGCCTTCTTCCACCCATCCTCTTGGCCCTACGTGTTTGTTCGTCGGGTCGTAGATCATCGGGTATATACCTAATGGTATCTCCCCATCTAGGTGCCGTCTGAAATGTGCGAGGGTCAGGTCTTCCCACACTGCGTGAGGGTTGTCTCCTGATTCTCCCCATGCGTGGGGGAACCCGTGGAATGTCATGTAGAACAGGGAGGTGAAATCATTCATCGTCTGGTCCCATCCGTAGCTGTATTCTCAGCTCCTCATATGGGTCTACTAAAGCTCCTGAAGGTTTAATCTCCATCTTCAATGACACTTTCTTACCGTCGAACCTTTTGTTCTTAACTAATGCTACTCCAAAAAAGTTCTCTAACGTGGCACGTTCCTCCATGGACAGGGATGAATCTTCGTGTGGTCGCCACACTGTGATCATAAAGTGAGCTAAGTCTTCGCCACCGAATCTACCTGATTCGATACCTAAGGCTGCTCCTCTGTTGCCGCTACCTCGTGACGCTTGGTGCACCACTATGGTTACAGCTTCGTGTCTCATCCCTAAGGATTTGAGTGCCCCTATTTTAGCGGGGTCATCTCCCAGTTCAGGGTCGTCTAGTTGTGAGGCGAAATCCCAAACAAAAACGTCAGGGCCTTTACCGTATTCTCGTGGTGTCCACGTTCCTAGGATGTGGTCCGCTATCTCTATAGGCCCTTCAACAGGGTGACCTTCTTTACGCATCTGCGCCCCATATTTGGAGAACGTGGCACGATCTATGATCCTCAGGTTTCTTAGATCTGTTTCCGATTGGTGACGTATAGCTCGAAGGATCTTCTCATCTCCTTTGCGGGCCAGGTCGTACACCTCTCGTGGGTTCATGTTGAGTCTGATACTTAAAACTCGTGACAGAACCATAAGGTCAGGTTCGTCAGGTGTCATCCATATGACAAGACTGTCAGGGTTTTTAGCGACAGCGTTTATGAGCAGAACTGTTTTACCTGTGTGTGCTTTGCCTGCTACGAGTAGCAGCTCACGGGGTTTAAGTCCTCCTCCTAATGCGTCGTCTATTTCGTGCACACCGAGGGACCATCGGGCGGTCTGATCGGTTGCATCTTCTATTAATCGTTCGGCTATATCAAGGCAGGTAGGCAACGTCAAGGTTGTAACAGATGAGGCTGACCCCTCAGGGAGATCAGAGGAGCCAGCCCTTGCCTGTTCAACACGAGCCTCAGCCTCTTGAGCGCTGAGTCTCGTTACCATATCAACTCACATACATTGCAGGTCGTGTGAACGACGCTGGTAGTGCATCAAAGTCTATGGCAAATTCGGCGTATTGAGCTAGTGCTTCAGCCCAGTCACCTTTCAAGTAGTCGGCTCTCTTTACCTTAGAGTGCGGGTAAGTCTTAGGGTTCTTTAGAACCGTTCCGTTAGGCAACTTGCCTGCTTGTTTAACTGCTTGGTTGCAAAAGAAGTTAGAGTCTTTTGAACCGAAAGTAATACCACTCATGCGTTCAAATTCAATCGCTCCTGTGATTGTTTCAAACGCATCTTCACGTATCCACCCTCCCTTACTCTTGCTAGCTGGCGCTGAGGGCGGCGTAGGAGCCGTCTGAGGCGCTGCTGGGGCAGGAGGTGGGGTAGGTAGTGTCTGTGTCTCAGGGAACGCCTGTGCGACGGTCTGAGCACCCGCTGCGGCGTGAGTGTTTTCGTTTATGATCTGATGTAAGTCACCCCAGTTGGCACGAACATCCTCATAGGTAAATGCACCAGCGTTAACGAGTGCAGCCATGACTGTTGCAGTCGCAGAGTTACAGTTCTGCGCCACAATCAACTTGTCTTTATCCATATGTTTCTTTTCCTTTGCATAAGTGCCAGCAAGGTGCCCACTTCTCGGAGCACCACCAGCCAGCATCATTTAACGTCCAGACTTCCATGTCTGAACGTTCCACGAGGCGACTCAACGCCTCGACTTTGCGCTTCAGGAACTCCCAGTCCTGAGGCGAACGATCTATTCTCATCTGCGACACACCTGACTTACCATGTACGACAAAGAAAGTCATAGCGTGTTCTTCAAAATCTCTTTTCAATTCCCCCTTCATCTGATCAACAGCCCAAGAGTACACAGTGGACTGAACGTCCCACCTGTCGTACTGCCATTTGTCTCTCGTGTAATCCCTCTTAGGGAATTTCCAATCGACGATACCAAGGTTGCTATCTATCAGGTCGATCCGTCCCTCCATGTGAACGACCCTCTCATCATCTTCAAACAACAATTTTTTGAAAGGCAACTCGACGTGCATCGGTGTCAACCCGTTGTAAATCTCCTCATACCAGGCATCAAGTTTGCTGGTACCCATGCTCCTCATCTTGTCCACTGAACCGTAACTGTTCCACTTCTCAATAGAGGGAGACAGCTCTGTTAGTTCCTGCTCGAAGTAGTCGTGCAACAAATCGTAAGACTCTTCGCATCGTTCCACTGGGTAACAATGATTATAGGAATCAGGGTCGGCGGGAAGAAGAAGTCTTTCAACAGCGTTATGGCATGCTGTTCCAAGTACAGCCGCATCAGACTCAGGGTCTGACACTTCACCTGCCCATATTTTTCGTGCCCGTTCAGGACACATCTCAAAAGTTTTAAGATCAGATTGATGCCAAATGTGATGCCACTTGCCATCCATGTACGAATGATTCTCGTTAATAACTATCTCCCTTATCTCCCTCAGCTAGTAGCTAGCTGCTAGCGGCACACCCTTTAAGGGGTGTGCCTCCTAGCTTTGCCTGCCTGCTAGCAGCCAGTATAACAAATAATTTATTTCAGTGGTGGATGGAGGTAGGAGGGTGAGCAAAGAAGAAAGGAGGGAAGACTTCACTCACCCTCCCGATGCTCAGTCTAACCACTCACCTACTTCGATGTCACGATGCCCTAGTTCGTGATCCGTGGCTGCTCTGAGAGCTGCTTCTTCTGTCGGTTGACCCATGTATGTGACAGGAGTTTTCTTCTTCAACTCCACTTCGTCATAGTCGCTGATGTACTCCAACCCTATGGTGTACCTGCCGACTACGAAGCTTTCAACCCACACGTTGAAATGCCCACGGTCTGTCATCCTTGTATCTTCCAAGGCGTGTATCAAAGTTTTACGTTTACCTATACGAAGCTGTGAAGTGTACTCAATAGCTCCTCGTTTAGTTTTAAACATCAGCTTCTCATCCGCTAACCTCAACGGATGGCTGGGCTGGTCGATACACGCTCTTGCTAATTCGTACACGGCTAAAGACTTGTCAGTCTTCACGCCTCTGCGGAGTTTAGTTTGCTCCTGTGGGTGTGGTCGTGTCGCCTGCTCTATCAGTGTTGAAGATATGTGCATTACTTATCCTTTCCTGGTATGTGCAGCTTGGTTACATTCTCTGCTTCCTCTGCTCCTGTTACTTCAATGATCAACTGTTGCATATCTGTAAGGTATGAGTCGATCAAGTTCCTTATGTCATGCAACAAGTCGAGCACTCCTAGTACTGCCTTCGGGTTGATGGCAGAGTAGAAGTGTTCAACTGTTAACTCTTTATTGTCTTCACTCATCTGATTTTGTTATCTCCAATTTCACTACGTCAGCATTAACGATTTGATAATGCCCCGATACCACCTGCTCTCCAACGGAGAAAGGGATGATGCCTTTTATCAGAACCTCATACTCAAGGTTCCATATCTCTGGTTCTTCTGAAGTCATTGTCTTCCTCTCAACTTCATGTATTGTTCTCTAGTAAGTGTATCAAAATACACATCACTAAGTCTCACTTTACTGACAGGTTTAGGTTCACGCTCAACACGCTTCGCATCCCTTCGCTTCTTAGCATC